TGTAATTTGAGCGTTTCCAACTGATGTCCCCTTGCTTGTTAATTGCATCCTCCCCGATACCATGACCCAATTACCAATTCTCATATATCTCCCCAAGGTGGTTGCTGCGTTATAAGTGACCCCTACAGCAGCTCCTCCAAAGACAATGGCAGGCGTCCAATTTGCGGTCGTATATGGATCCGCGAACTCAAGGGCCGTTTCTCCAACATTGACTCTAGCGTGTTTAAGAGATTGCCCGACAAAAGTTGCCGGTGTATCTGTTAGACCAAGGAGGGTAGTCGTGTTCGTATCTGTGGTAACATCGAGATCTCCCCCTGCAGTCCCAATCCAAACCTTATTAGTATCGGTGGTATAGAACATCCGGCCGACCTCGATCCCACCATAAGCGATTCTTTCAGCGTCTAGGCATCTTACGATTCTAATCATTCCCATGGTTATCTCCTATAGCGTATCCTCTATAATTATTCCATCTCCTGTATATGAATCCTCAAACCGGATGAGGGCGTTTATAGCCATCCAGAGATTTGTGCAGGTATAATCGATAGTATCTTCAAAGTCCATTTCCAAAAACTGATTTTTCCAACATAGGTTGACCTCATCATACATAAGAAAATCATGCCGGATCGGAGTGGAGATACAAGTATCAAGGCCTCCAAGGGCTGCGATAATGGCATCGATCTCAGCCTTGGTATAGTGAAGCGCGATAATGGCATCGATCTCAGCCTTGGTATAATAAAGCGCAAAGAGGGCATTTATCTCGGCCTGTGTGTAATAATTACTGACTGAATCTTCAGCCATGTGGATCTCATGGACAACTCCTCGCTTGAGAACCTTATCCCGGATAGACTTCTCTTTGTCTGCCTCCTGGAGAAAATCCTCATAGCTCTTTCTATCGGCCATTAGTCTCCCTCCACCGTATGCTGCCAAAGCTGTTTCCGGAAGAACGCATCCCATCCAGAGACGCGGACTTCTCCCCCGGTTTTCTCGTTGTTTACAAATTCAAAGGAGACGTAATACCCGGGGATCCGGAGATCCTGACGAGCCATAATCTCATTCCTGATTGCTACTGTAGTCGTAGGAGTGCTCCCCTCAAAAAGCAAGGCCACGTCTGCAGTTTTATTGAAATCCGAGTAGATGTTTACGGTCAATGTAAAGGTATCGGGTATCGCGTACTTGAGAAATAATCTCCTCAGGATGTTCCACATCTCTCTCTCGCCAGACACATTGAACCAGCCAGTCCTAAAGCTCGAGGATATTGCATCCCCATTGTCGTCGTATCCCGAGGACTGAATATAGATATTCCCCTCATCTGTCCCCGTGAGGAACATCAATCCGTCAGCCTTTGTTTTTGTGCTCACCAGGAACGTCAGGTTTTCCGGGAAAGTATATAAAGCGATCGACATTTTCATGTAGTTAAGGTTGATTACCGTGTCCGGCTCTGTGTTGACTCCCGTTGGTATGGCCAACCAGTATTCCCCATCGGCAAAGTTGTGGGATCCAATGATCTTCTCTAGGGCCAATTTATTTATTGACGCCATTGTCACTGGGATAAGATCTGAAACCATAGACGGAGCCTGAGGCCCTCTGTAACAACTGTTACCGTTAAAAATCTCGATCCCATAGATTGACTTGAAGATTAAAAATTTATCACACACCGCTACGGACCATGGAGCGTCCGTTCCAATATCCTGAGGAAGGAGCTCAACCTCATAAGAAGAAGCCCCCATCTTTGAAACCCTGTGCATAGAACTGAGCTTAAACGGATAGAGCTTATCCCCAAACGCAATTATCTGGTTAATCACCTCGGACTCCCGGGCCCTTATCTGAATGAAGTTTCCGGAGGCCATTTCCTCGGAGGTCCCAGTATTCGTCCTGTAGAGGAAATTGGGCTGTTCGGCAACACCAGCAATCCAGAGCCGGTTATCCCACACCTCCATGTACTTCCCGACCGGGGGAGGATATCTATCATAACTTACCTCGTCCCCACCGAGCAGGGTGTCATCGTTTATATCATCCTCGTAGGTTGTTGTCGTATTGTCGTCAATATCATCCAGCCAGTAGAAGATACTCCCACCGGCCGTGGTCCTGTAGATCCTCCTGGTGTCAACCTTTGGATCCGGAGATACAGGGATCGCAGAGAGATCGAGCTTCTCTCCCACTGGATACACAACCGTCGACTCCGGGCCAGGATTGCTTTCAACGGGATAATTCCCGGACCTATAGAATGTCACGACGTACATATATCCACCTGTTAAGGCCCAACCGAGAACCGCCTCGTAGGAGATATCTCCATCGAGATCCACTGCAGCGAATCCGATCGTGGTCCACACAGACGCAGCAGCATTTGCTCCCGTTAAACAGAGTAGGTCCAGGGATCCATATCCACCGGTATAGGTCAATACTCCGCTTCTGTCAGTCACGCCAAATCCAATTAGCTCCCATACTGAAGCGCCCACATTTATTCCGTCGCCAATAAGAAGGGTCAATATCCCACCGCCACCCAATCCATCTGATACAATCTTGAATTTGTTCGTAGCCTCATAGGTTACGGTGTATGTCGAAGCCCCGGCCGCATCAAGCTGAATTTTTATTTCTGCAGCTAGAGCAGCTGGAGCATAGACGGCGTTTGTCAGGGTGGCCACAAGGGGAGTGTTAGCAGTCTCCTCAAAGTCCATCTTATTATTGGTCGCGTCAATGGTAATGTTTCCAAACAATCCATCGGAAGTAATACGGAACAATCCGTTTGATTGATAAGTAACGGTATATGTGCCTATTCCTACGGCCTCCATCTGAGTCTTTATTTCTGCGGCCAAAGCAATAGGAGCATAAACTCCATTCGTCAGAGTCGCCACAAGAGCGGCGCCAGCCGGTTCCTTAAAGTCCATCTTATTGTTTGTAGCATCTATGACGATATCCCCATCGACTGTCGCTGTAAGCGCATCAACCGGAGGCTGAAGGCCAAGGGAGTAGACATCAGAGCCCTCTACGATGACGTTCTCGTCAAGCCCAAGGACTATCCGGCCATCCTCTAGGGTGACAGCAGCCACGGGACCATCTATCTCTTTACTGGTTGAATAAATTGTCGTGTATAAATTTGTAGAAAACTCTCGGACATGAGCCTCTCTGTATTTAAAACCATAGAGCTTCCCGTTGAACTCAACGAGATCTCCGTGGCCATGAGAAGCCGGAGCAGCATTGGTGGCTATGTTTATTTCGTTGACAAAGTCTTTCAGCACGGAATCCCAATACCAAACCTTATAAGTCCTGGTTCCTGCGTAATCATTAAAAGAAGATATAAACATCCTCCCATTATGAAGCGCACTTCCCTCAACCCCTCCGAGAGCCATGGATCCATTTTCCTCTGTCCATGTAATTAAATCCGGGGAAGAGTAAATCTTGTTGTCGTTTCCGTCCGGGAAGGCATCAAAGGCGTCGTTTGTAGCTTTTGTAACAATAACCCAATGTTTCCCCTGATATTCATAATGCCGGGTAAATGAATAATCATCGACCCCCGAGCTATCGTAGATCTTGTTGAATCGATCATAGAGGGTCGCATTAAACCGATGGATCTCCCAGGTCCATTTTCCACCCCCGTCTTTTGTGGTCACAGCAAGGTGAAGATTATTGTTATAAGTAAATAATTTTCCAATATCTCCACGGACACCGGCTGCGAACCTCTTGGCAGATCCAGTGGGGAGGGATCCAGCTCCATCGTAATTTGCAATCATACTCCAAGCCGTTCCATTGTAATTCCAGACGTAATAACTAGCCAGCGAGTACACTAAAAGCCAAAGCCTTCCATCCCACAGGTGCATATCGATTGAATATTGTGCCCCGGCTGTCGCGGCAACCTCTTCATGAAAAGTTCCATCCCACCTGGAAATAAGGGAATCTCCGACATTAACAGAAACCAGCCCCATGAAAATTTCGTCAGCATACACGGCTGAACAGTATCCTATATTCACACCTGGACCCACAGCGGTTGGAGTAAAAGTGTCAAGAGCTGTCCAGGTTAGGCCATCTAAAGTTTGTTTAATGGCGATCGTTAATGCTGAGGAATGATCAAAATGACACATCTTGTCTTGATAAAGAAATGGGGCGTGAGGATCTACGAGATAAAAAGTATCTTCGTCGTGCCACTTCCGGGTCCAGGTATAGACGTCTTCCCGGACAATAACACCGGTCCTGGTGACGATGATAATTTTCTCGTTTCCATCCGGATCCGTGTACTTAAAAATCCCTCGGATAGGCTCGTTGAAGGAAGCATAGGCAGCATCAAGGATATCGTATCCCATCCTCTTAATTCGGCTCTTCCCATCCTTGTGGACCTTCCAGTTATTAATCTCCATCACATCCCGGAGAGGGATCTCTGAAGGAGACATCATCTGATTCAGAGTTCCCCCTTGATCCCAGGAGGATAGTTTATTCTTCAGCAGTTCTTCAGGCATAGGTATCCCCTACGGTTGGTTGGGGCCACTCATGCCTCCCATACCAGCTACCGACGGCCCCTTTCCTGGCTGTGGTCCCTGTGGACTTGAGAAAAACATCTGCGTTCTCTGTAGGAGCGCCTGAAATCGAGCATCAACTCCACCGGTGCCGGACTTATCCCGGACTCCCCACTGCTTGAGGACGTCGAGACATACCAGGTCGTGAGTATTCCGGGGAAGTTCTGGAACATCTGTGTCTGCGGAAAGATCCGGTATCTTCCGGAAATACGTTGCAAGCAACTGGGATGCGGCTCCGGCATTAGGAACCGGGACAAAATAAATCTCATCCACATCCTTGTATCCCCAATATCTGATATTCTTTGGGGCGGCTTCCGTCCCGACTGATTCATAAAGGAAATTATCAGACGGGTTCAAATAGACCAACGGGGTCCTATACTCTCCGGCCTGGTTCTGGTAGATCCCCTCAAACATGAGGAAATTCTGTACATCGATCGCGTAATCCGCAGCGTAGTTTGTAAATCCAGTCCGATCAGTAGCGGCGAATCCGATCGTGGACCAAATCCCGTTGGCGATATCTGTTCCTGTAGCACAGAGTAATCCTAATGTTGCACCATCGTTTTTAATCCGAAAAACCTTTCCGCTGTAGGTGATCGTGTAGGTAGCAGCTCCAGCGCCGTCCATCTGCGTCTTAATCTCAGTGCAAAGGGTAGTTGGAGTATAAGTCCCGGCCGTAATCGTAGCCGT